AAGGGTTACTGGGACACGTTCAATCCGCTCGACAAGCACCCAACAATGGCTGACCACGGGATAGCGGAATGGGTCAGCCCGGATTCAACGCAGAAGACACGGAACAGCATCCAATGAACGTGACTGTCCGGGGTCTCTTCAAGCTCTGCAATAGCTGCAACCAACGGGGCCAAGTGGCTCAAGTCTGGCTTGTCGATCACTTCGCTTGCCGCTGCATCTTCCTACCTTACGACCATCAATAAGGAGTCACCATGACCAACGCAAAGCGCACCACAGCTCAGACCATCAAGCACAAGGGTCGCAAGTACGTCGTAATTCACCGCTCGGTTACCCTGCTGTTGCTGAAGCGTGCCGGTAAGCCTCACCACTTCACCCTTGAAGGCGGCAAAGAGGGCACCCTGAAGCGTCATAAAGACTTCTGGGCGGCACTGCAACACTACAGCGACCGTCAGGACGCACTGGGCATCAAGGGCCACGCTGTAACCGCTGTGGTTGGCACCGAGGACGGCCCTGTTGTCACTGAAGGCGAGCTGGCCGCAATCGAACTGATGGCATCGCAAGGGGCCACAACGGGCCGTGTTAGCGCCAAGGAACCGAACTAATGCCAAAGCCTAATAAGTACAAGGGTGACGGCTCCAAGAAGCCTGAAGGGACCGTAGAGGGCGCCTACGTCATGCACAAGGGTCGCATGGTCCCGAACTTTCAAGCCACCGACTCGGCTATCGAGCGGGGCATCAACGCCTACAAGGCATTCAAGGGGAACGCTATGCTGAAGTGTGTGACTCGCATCATGCTGTACATCATGGTCGCTGCAATGTGTGCGGCGCTGCTGTTCGGGATGACTGGCTGTCAAGTCAACGTCGTGAACGTGATTCACAGTGACATCGGGCTGGATGCGTCCAGTAACCTCAACGCTTTGACCGAGTAGCGTTAATCGGTGGCCTTCTCTTGAGGGTCACCCGTTAAATCCACTCACTGCTAATGCAGGTATCACCATGATCGCTCTAAACTACACCAGCTTCACCAGCCGCGAAGTCGCCGCTAAGATCCTTGCAGCAATGCAGGAAGTCCGGGCCACAGGTAACGCTGTGCGTGTCCTCAATCGTCGCGGTAAGGCTTTCCTGCTGGTCACAATCCACAAGGACGCCTTAGGGTACGCCTTCAAGTTCATCGCTGAGGATGGCACCGAGGTCGGCCAGATGATCCAACGTGCGTCTAACGACTGGGATAACCCGACGTTTACCGCTTACTGGTCTATCCTGAGCTGGGCATGGGACCTGAAGGAACACCCACTGCTGAGCCTGTCTAAGCTGGCCGCACAGGCCGAAGCGATGAAAGGGCAAGGGGCAACCCACAAAGTGACCTGCTACGGCGGTACGGTGCAGTACGGGGCCTATCAGCGTGACTGGCTGTGTCGTCGCCGGTTGTACCTGTTCGGTAAGGACGGAGTATGGCGCAAGGTTGACGATGACCAAGCCGCTCAAATCTGCTGGATCGAGGTGCTGAAATGATCTTGAGTGACCCAGCGGTAGCCATTTGCTCAGGCGAGAAGTATGCACCGGGCCTGTACTGGGAGGGTCGCCAGATCCTTGACCAGATTGACCAGTACATGGACGCCTACGGGCCGATCCAACCGGGCGTTGACTATGCGCCAGATAGCGAATGGGCCAAGTTCTTCGCCGATAACGTCATCATGTATGCACCGGGCGTGTATGCCATCCGCTACCTGAACCCGGACTACTGCAAACGTCTGCTGGTCGAGCTGTCCGATGTCCAGTACACGGTCAATGAAGAGGAACCCGAAGACGCTCAGATCCCTGAGGTCGTCCTTGAGGAACACCACTATGGCCTCTTCCAGTGCCTGAGAGGGCTTTTCGAGGGGTATGCAAGGAAACTGGCGTACATCCTCATGGGTCTCGAAACGGGGCCTTGTGTGTCCATACAGGCCGCACGGTACACCCCAATGAACACGCCCCACGGCTGCTGGCACACTGATCGGGACTCTGAGGTGACCCTTGTGGTCGCCCTGAGCGATGACCATGAAGGCGGTGGCACTCAGGTATATCAAGGCCCGTTGCTGCCTCCTGTGACGGTCCCACAGCTTCCCACAGGCTGGGCCATGCTCTTCGCTGGTCGCACAAATGAACACATGGGTCTGCCGGTCACCAAAGGCACCCGTAATTTGCTCGTACACTGGTACGGATTGGAGAAATAAAATGTCCCGCTTCGCAAACGTAGGTTCCCAAGCATGTAACGCACTGGCTGTCAACATGGTTCACGCCATGGATGCAGACTTCTCGTCTCTTGAGCGCCGTGCAATGGGTCACACACTGGCCGAGATCACTGGCCGCAAGATCCGCAAGCCGGGTCTGTATGACAAGCATGTCTCGGACGCCAAACAGGGTTCCATTGCAGCGACCTACGTGGCCCACTCTGAAGGCAAGGCCGCAGTAATGACCATGGCCTACGGGATGCGTCCTCAGACCGACCTACAACACGCTCTGGACGCCCGGTATCGTCAACCCGGCTTCGCTGGTGCGCAGTTCTTCACCGAGCGCGGCGACTTCACTCATCTGGCGGGGCGGGGCGTATGAACCTGCACAGCATCAAGTTCGCCGTAGAGGTCGAGGCACGGCTACTGAATCCAGACCACAGCCATGCGGCTGACGTGAAGGGTCATAAAGTCCTCGACTGGAAACTCGGCTTGGGTCCTTGTGGCCGCTGGGTTGACCAGTTGACCGCTGAGATCGACATGGCAACGCTGAGAATCCGCCAAACGTCCTACAGCTCAGACCCCACAAAGGAACTCGAAAGGGTCCAGCGTGGGCTGTACAAGGACGATGGGGCGCTTGAGCCGTTCGGTCCAAACAAGCGGGATCGTATGGCCGCACTTGAGGCCCGCCAGCGACTCATCAAGGATCGCAAGATTGAGACGTTTATCTACAAGTTAGAAGACGTTCGCGGCAGGATCAAGGCAGTCGAGCGCTGAGGACGTTAAAAACCCTCACCAGAACAGGGACCACTTAAGGGGCCTTTAACTTAAAGACCCTTTAAGATCCTTTAAGATTACTCTTATAGTAATTATCATTAAGTAAAATCATTAAGTAAGAGGGTGTACCGCAGTGGCATTCATTGAGAAACAGAAACACAACTTCGACGACGTGAAGACCTCATGGGCCTTTGATACCCTGAGCAAGCTTTACGGTGAAGACCTCGCCGCTGCCCAACTGGCTCTCGAACATGAGTCGCACATGATGGGTGAAGAGCGGTTCCATAAGGCGCTTGATCGCCAGATTGAACGCTCGGAATTCGCTGAAACATCCGTCGCAAAACCACTGGTCGCCATGCTGGTGCCGATGTTCGTCAAGGAGTTCGCCGAATGGACTGAACACCAGATGACCAAGGTGCGCCGCAAGTCGGTGGCCCTGAAGTACCTCAACATGGTTCGCCCTGAACGGGTCGCTGCGTTGACGATCAAGCTGGTCATTACGGAAATGGCTCGCCAGCGTCAAGACCTCGTGTCGGTGACCACTCGAATCGGTCGGACCATCGAAGAGGAAGCCCGCTTTGGTCGCATCCGTGACGAAGAAGCGAAGCACTTTCAGAAGCACATCAAGGACGCTCTCAACAAGCGCAACGGCCACACCTACAAGAAAGCCTTCATGGAAGCTGTCGAGTCCAAGATGCTGGAAGCTGGTGAGCTGAACGGTGCGTGGGCTGACTGGGCAAACTCTGACTCGGACGTAATGCACCACATCGGCGCTCGCTGCCTTGAAATCCTGATTAAGTCCACAGCACTGGTCGAGATCGTTCGCAAGAACGCAGGCACCAAGGATGACCAGAACGTCGTCCAACTGTCTGGCCCATGGCTGGAGCAACTGAGCAAGCGTGCATTCTCGCTGGCCGGTATCAACACGATCAACCAGCCGATGGTTGTGCCTCCGCGTCCATGGACTCGCCCGGTTGGTGGTGGCTACTGGGGTAAAGGTCGTCGTCCGACCCACTTCATCCGCACACACACTAAGGCGTCCCTTGAGCGCTACCGCGACGTTGACATGGCTGAGGTCTACAAGGCCGTTAACATCGCTCAGAACACCGCATGGGCCATCAACAAGCCCGTCTTAGCGGTCGCTGAGGCTCTTCTGGCATGGCCTAACGTGCCCGTCAAGAAGTGGCCTTCGGCTGCTGTAAGTGAACTCCCAACGAAGCCTGACGACATCGACGAGAACCCTGAGTCCTTGAAGGCGTGGAAGAAGGAGGCCGCTGGGGTCTACCGTGGGGAAGCTGCGCGAATCTCTCGCCGGTTGTCCCTTGAAATGAACGTGGAGACGGCTCGTAAGTTTGCTGACTACGAGGCGATCTACTTCCCTCACAACCTCGACTGGCGTGGCCGGGTCTACAGCCTGACCTCTTTCAGCCCACAGGGTAACGACATCACCAAGGGCATCTTGCAGGCGTCCAAGGGTGAACCTGTAGGCGCTGAAGGGATCGAATGGCTGATGATCCACGGGGCCAACACAGCGGGCGTCGATAAGGTTCCTTTTGATGAACGGAAACAATGGGTTCGCGACAATGAAGACTGCATCCTGCGTTGCGCAAGAGACCCACTTCAGAACACAGAATGGATGTCAATGGATTCTCCCTTTTGCTTCCTTGCCTTCTGTTTTGAATGGGCTGGAGTCAAGCGCGACGGTGAGAACCACGTATCCGCTCTGCCCATCGCTTTTGATGGGTCTTGCTCAGGCATTCAGCACTTTTCTGCAATGCTACGAGACGAAGTTGGTGGGCGAGCCGTTAACCTCCTACCTTCCCCAACCGTGCAGGATATTTATCGACTGGTCTCCGACGGTGTTAACAATATCCTTCGAGACGACGTTGATAACGGCACAGATGATTCCTCGGAGACTATCGTTGACAAGAAAACTGGCGAGATTCGCGAGCGCCGGATTATCGGAACTCGAACCTTGGCTGCTATGTGGCTTGCTTACGGGGTTGATCGGAGCGTCACCAAGCGTTCGGTAATGACTCTGGCCTACGGGTCGAAAGAGTTCGGCTTCTGTGACCAAGTGCGGGACGACATCGTTCAACCGGCGATTGACGCTGGCAAGACCATGTTCACCGATGCACAGCAAGCGAGCCGCTACATGGCCCACCTCATCTGGGTCTCTGTAGGGAAAACCGTTGTGGCCGCTGTGGAAGCAATGAGCTGGCTGCAAACGTCCGCCAAGTTGTTGTCCTCTGAGGTGAAAGCCAAGAAGGATGACCCAACGAAGGACGTGAAGAAGGGCGACATCCTGAAACCTGCAATGCCTGTCTACTGGGTCACACCAGACGGCTTCCCGGTCTGGCAGGAGTACAAGGTGGCCGATAAGGTCCGCGTTGACCTGATCTTCATGGGCGACGTTCGGTTGCAAACTACGGTCCTTCAGACGGATCGTGGTGACAACAAGATCGACGCCCGCAAGCAAGAGTCCGGTATCTCGCCGAACTTCGTGCATAGCCTCGACGGTTCCCACCTCCGCATGACGGTCGTGAAGGGCCACGAAGGCTACGGCATCAACTTCTTCGCGCTGATCCATGACTCTTTCGGGACCATCCCGGCTCGTGCTGGCTCGCTCTTCAAGGCCGTTCGGGAGACCATGGTGGACACCTACGAGAACCATGACGTTCTTGCAGACTTCCGCGACCAGTTTATCGACCAGCTTCACGAAACCCAGATGGAGAAAATGCCATCGCTGCCCACTAAGGGCGCCCTTCAGATCCGTGAGATCCTGAAGTCTCAGTTCGCATTCGCTTAAGGAGTCACCATGCACCGCAACCAGATGGAAACCCAAGCCACTCAGTTCGCTGACCTCGTGTTCACCATTGTGGGCACCAAGGTAAGACATGACGTAAGCTGCATCGTTGTGAACATCCTGAAGGACCGCGACACGGGCCAGACCGGGATGAAAATCGTCCAGACTGACTGGCTGATCGACAAGACCTCGTACACCTACCGCTAAAACCCCTCACCAAAACAGGGTGACCACTTCCGGTTGCCCTAATGAATCTTTAGGAGTTACACCCATGCAAGCTTCAACCGCGTTGTTCGTGACCAAGTCCACCAAGCCACGTCTGTCCGAGATCCAAGGTGCCAGCACCCTGTTCGAGGGTCGCACTGACTTCGAGGTCTCGCAGCAACGCCGTCGCAAGGAACACAAGCCTGATCGCCGCCCTCGTGCAACTTGGGACTACGGTGACACCCACAAGACCAACGTAGGTGCAGCCCGTGGCTACCTCGGTGAGGAAGTCCTGTGAGTGCCCTTGAAGTTCAACTGGTGCGTGACCACCGAATGGGTGAACACCAGATCCAGATTTATCGTCGCGGTTTCGGTGGGGTCATCATCGACCGCCTACCAGACAACATGCTGTACGCCCTGCGGCCCTCTTCGGTCCCGGCTACGCTGAATGAGCTGGGTCGCCTGTTCGGCCCGGTGTACGACTACTGCCGACCTCAAGGGTCCAAGAAGCTCATCATCATGTCTTTCGACCACGCAGTCGCAACTGCAAACTTCCTCAAGGAGATCGTTTAAATGGCCGCTTCCCCGGTAATCCTCAAGACCAACCCACACCGCCCGGTAGACTTCAAGGAGTCCTCAGTGGCGAAGGTGCTGGAACAGTCCGGCAACCTTAACGTGGACATCAAGGAAGACGGCTGCCAGTTGAATCTGGTCGTTGACTGGAATGGCACGAACGCAGACGTTGAGTTCCTGAGCCGTGAAGGCAAGCGCTTCAACGGTCTGACTCAGGCAGGCATCGACCTGACCGAGGACCCACGCTGGTCGAAGTTCTTCAACCCGCACCTTGACGCTGGCCTGTTCCGTGAGAACGGTGGCTTCATGCTGCAAGCTGAGATCCTAATCGACGGCAAGGTCTGCGCTGAGATTTCTGGTGACCTGCGCCGAATGGAGCCGGTTGACCTGAGCAAGGTGGAGATCGCCGTGTTCGACCTGATCCCGCTGGACGCTGTGAAGGATGGCACCGAGTATGAAGTGTTCCAAGAGCTGCGCCGTATGCACGCTGGCATTCAAGTCGAGGCCCTGAAGTCCCGCTTCCCTGAGATCCGCTGGCGTCTGGTTGACTCCGTGCAGGTCTTCAGTCTGGAGCAACTGACAGCGGTCTACGAAGAGTTCCGCAAGCTGGGCAAAGAAGGTGGTGTCGCTAAGGACCCACTGTGCTACTGGAAGCGCGGCAAGAAGGTCGGCCAATGGAAGATCAAGCCTGACGAAGACTGTGATGGTGTCGTTGTGCGTCCCATGTGGGGCACTCCGGGTCTGTCCTTCGAGGGCATGGTGATTGGCTTCACGGTCCTGACTGAGCATGGCGTCGAGGTTGACGCTGGTGGTATCACGGATGACCTGAAGATCAAGTACACCGCTGCGGTCTGCAAGAACCCTAACCACTTCAAGGACTGGGCCTGCAAGATCACCTACATGGAGCGTCTTCCGTCCGGGTCGTATCGTCACCCGAACTTCGATAGCTTCCGTGGCATCACCGACCCGCTCATCAAGGAATGATCCTTGGCTGGGTCATCATCGTGGTAAACGCCCTGTACCTTGCAGGGCTTCTTAAATTCGCTTGGAGACGTACCTAACATGAACCTGACTATCACTTTCGGCCTGACCACTCTCGCACTGGCTGGCGCTGTATGGCACTGCTACAAGTCCAACAAGCCGCTCCGTGAAGAGGCCCGTAAGGCCCGTGAAGAGACGGAACGTAAAGCCTTTGAGGATGCCAAGCGCACCGCTGAGGCGATCCAAGAGGCCAAGGCCGTCGAGGACCATCTGGATCACCTTGAAGGAATCCTCAGTGGGCGCATCGTGGATAAGGTGAACGATAAGCGCACCCTCAACGCTCGCATGAGCTACAGCCACAAGACCCGGATGGAACGCAAGTACCCGGCGATCAGTCACCTGCTTAGCGTCACCAAGCTGAATACGACCCAAGAAGTCTTCAATCTGAATCAGCGGGTCAGCACCCAAAGCAAGATGATTCGAGACCTGACCTTGCAGCTCAAGGACGTACAGAAAGCATTGCAACTCGGCCAGCCTGTCGAGTAACACAGCGAGCCTCATCGACTTCGGTCGGTGGGGCTTTTTTCATTCCCGCGAGAAAAGGAGTTGACATGAAGATGTTCTTTGTGCTACTCGCCTGCGCCCTGTTCCTTTATGGCCTGATGATCTATCACGCCCTACAGCCGCCGTTTGACGAGTGATTTAAAAACCCTCACCAAAACAGGGACCACCGCGTCCCCTTCCCGATGCCTCAAAGGAGACTACTTCCATGGCAAAACTCATCATCGCCCTGACTTCCGTTCGCGGTCGCAGCGGCAAAGACACCTTGATCGAACAGTTGCGCCTTGCTGGTCATGACGTGGCCCGTGTGGCCTTCGGTGACACCCTCAAGGAAGCCTGTGCGGATGACCTTCAGTCCTACTGGAATGAGCGCGAGAAGTTGCTCGACTGGTTCCACAGCGACATGAAGGACGTGCGTCAAGCAACCTTGGCGATCCGTGAGATCCCTGAAGGTCCGTACAAAGAGTGGCTGATGTTCAAGGCCCCTCGACCGACCCCTGAAGGCGACTGGATGAAGGACTTGCGCACACCGCGTTGGCACCTTCAGCAATACGGCACCGAGTACCGCCGTGGTTTCCTTAAGGACCCGGATGTCTGGCTGGATGCAGGCATGAAGGTCGTTGAGGGCACCGAGTCCGAGATCGTTGTGGTCTCCGACCTGCGCCAGCGTAACGAGTACCACCGTCTTGCCGATGCTGGTGCTAAGTTCGTGCGCCTTCATCGCATGTGGTTCATCCCCGGCGTTGACGATGCGGAATACCACATCACTGACCTCGACCTAATCGGCCACTTCATGGACGCCTGCGCGTTCAACCACTGGGGCAACCCACAAGGCATGGTCACTCAACTGAAAGAGCAAGGAGTCCTGAAATGAAACTGTTCAAAGCACAAGTTGGTAGCGAGTGGGTCCCGATCTACGCGAAGGACCTCGACGAAGCATTGGCGCTGGCCGAAGAAGAATACGGTGCGGCTGCTGTTGGCCGTGTGAAGCCGGAGGTGAACGAATGAACCGCGCCCAAGGCAACACCCGGTCCAAGCCTGATGGCTTCCTGCATATCCAGAACTTCACGGTCACCAAGCACGCTGGCATCGCTGGCGCTGTCTGGGTCCACGTCTTCGACGACCACCAACGTGGCCTCGTTGAGGGCATCCTGATCGAGCTGGCCGTTGAGAATGGCCGTGGCGTGCATCACTTCAAGCACAACTGCTGGCGCTTCAAGAAGGAGTTCCTTCAAGTGAACTTCGAGTGGGCGGTCTTCAAGTTGGCCCAAGCGGTCCGCATGGACCCTGCCCAAGTGCTGTACCAACATGTCCTTCGTCGGGACCGGCTCATCAACAAAGATTAAAAACCCTCACCAGAACAGGGAGGACCTTCACAGGTTCTCTCTGCAAATCGCAAATTCCCAAACAGGAGACACATCATGGCAACTGCAAAACGTCAAGTATTCATTTCCGCTAAAGGCAAAGCTGCCCCTTACGCGGCCATTCAGAAGCCCGACTTCGGCACCACCGAGTTCCCGCAACCACGCGGCGAGTACAAGGTGAACCTCATCGTGCCCCTGAAGGATGCACAGGCTGACATCAAGCGCATCACCAAGATTTACGAAGAGTCCTACGCCGAGTTCTTGGCTGAGCATGAAGCGAACCCACCAAAGGTCGCTCCGGGCAAGCGTCCAGTGCCGGTCCGTCAAGGTGACCTTCCGTTCTTCGAGGACGGCAACGGCAACGTGGTCTTCAAGTTCAAGTGCTACGCCTCGTGGAAGAACCCAAAGACTGACGCAATGCAGGACATCACCCTGCGTGTGGCTGACTCCAAGGGCAAGACCATGAGCGTGGTCCCGAACATTTCCGGTGGCTCGACCCTGAAGCTGCGTTACTCGGTATTCCCGTACAAGTGGAACACCGCCGTTGGCGCTTCGGTCAAACTGCAACTGGAAGGCGTCATGCTGATCGACCTCGTTGAGTTCGGTGGCGGTGGCGACGATGACTGGGGCGATGCTGTGGAAGAAGGCGGCTTCGTGGCTGAAGAAACCACTCAACGTGAAGAGTGGCAAGAAGACCGTAGCGACATGGGTCATGCTGGCGAAGACATCCCTGACGCAGACGATGACTTCTAAATGGCAGGCTATCGTGGCGCACGGAACGCACGAGTAGGCATCTACCGGTCGTCCCTTGAGCAACGCAACGCTGCCCATGTTGAAAAACTGGGCGGCACCGCTGAGTTCGAGGCGTACAAGATCCAGTACGTCATCCCCGAAAGGACCGCAACGTACAACCCGGACTTCGTTCTGGGCAATGGCATCATCGTGGAGACCAAAGGGATCTTCGAGGTCGCCGACCGACAGAAGCAGTTGTTCCTTCGGGAACAGCACCCTGAGCTGGACATCCGTCTGGTCTTCAGTTCGTCGAAGAGCAAGCTTTACAGCGGCTCCAAGACCACCTACGGAATGTGGTGCGAGAAGCACGGCATCCAATACGCGGACAAGTTGATCCCGGCCAGTTGGCTGAAGGAGGCTGCCAAACCGATCCCTAAAGGGGTCCTCATCAAGAAATAGAAGGAGGTCTTTATGGCCCGCACCGTTCAATTCAAGAAGCGAACCTCGACGAACCTGATCGTTGTCCACTGCGCCGCTACCAAGCCAACCATGGACGTGGGCCGTAAAGAGATCCAAATGTGGCACGTTCAGCAAGGCTGGCTCGCCATTGGCTACCACTTTGTCATCCGTCGCGATGGCACCATTGAAGAGGGCCGTCCACATGATGTCGTGGGGTCACACGTTAAGTCCCGTAATGCTGACAGCGTTGGTATCTGCCTTGTCGGTGGAATCGACGCCAAAGGAAACCCTGAAGATAACTTTACCGACCATCAAAAGGCCGCACTGCAAACGCTGCTGTGGCGCATGGTCTCGGGCAAGGACTTCGATGGGGCGTATCAAGACCTGCCGGTAGTTGGTCATCGCGACCTCGACCCCGGTAAGGCGTGCCCTTCCTTCGACGCTAAGGCGTGGTGGAAAGCTCGTCAGGATTAAAAACCCTCACCAGAACAGGGACCTTCGGGTCCCACCCCTCAGACCACTTATGGAGACTACTTCCTATGTCTGTAAATCGTTTTCAAGTTGAAACTGCGCTGAACCTCGTTAAGGACCTGCGTGACAATGGCTACTCTGTAATCATTGCCGGTGGCTTTGCTCGTGACGTGTACTTCGGGGCCGACCCAAAGGACATCGACATTGTGGTGGCCGCTGGGTCTATCCACGACGACGTGAAAGAAGCCCATGCAATCCTCGGTGAAGAGCTGGTCAAGCTGGGCGTTCAACACCTCGGCTTCCGCATGTACTCCGAAAGTATCTCTGACCGTCTGGTCGGTGGCTTCAAGTGTACTGGCAACGTGGACGTGGTGCTGTACGACACCGCTACGGCCCTCGAAGCTGTCACCGCGTTCGACTTCAACCTCAACCAGTTCGTGATGACCGGGCGTGACTTCGAGTCTGCCTACGTGTCCTATATGGGCACCGAAAGTTTCCACGAGCTGGTCCCGGTCCGAGAGGACTACACACCTGAACGGTTCGCCAAGATGCGCGAGAAGTTCATTGACCTGACTTGCCGATACCCTGAAGGCGCTGGCCCTCAAGAGGTGAAGCTCACCGATCGTTTCTGAAGGAGACCCTTATGTCCGAACATGAAGAAGAAAGCGTACTGATGCACAAGGGACCTTGCGAGTTCTGTGGTTCCTCCGATGCTCGTGCGGTCTACTCTGACGGGCATTCGTTCTGTTACGCATGTCCTGAAGGTGACGCATGGAAACCCGGTGATGGGGAGTACGTGCCGAACGCCGCAAGGTCCACCAAGCCAGCGGCTGAAGGGACCATATCGTTCAACGAGAAGCAGGGTCGATACACGGCCTTGAAGGCTCGTGGCTTGATGGAAGACGTGTGTAAGCAGTACGGCTACTGGGTGGGCACCTTCAGTGGTGAGTCCAAGCAGGTCGCAAACTACTACGACATGGACCGCAATCTGGTAGCTCAGAAGGTTCGTGACCGTCACAAAGAGTTCTTCATCGCTGGCAAGATGCCCAAAGATGGACTCTTCGGTAAGCACCTGTGGACTGGTGGTAAGAAGATCGTGGTCACCGAAGGCGAGATCGACTGCCTGACCGTGGCTCAGATTCAGGGCGGCAAGTACCCGGTGGTTTCGATTCCTCGTGGAGCCGAAGACGCCAAGAAGGTGTGCGCCGCCAACTTTGAATACTTCAACCAGTTCGAGCAGATCATTCTGATGTTCGACATGGACGCACCGGGTCGAGCTGCATCGCTGGAAGCCGCTGACGTTCTCCCTGCGGGCAAGGTACACATCGCTGTGCTGCCCCTTAAGGACCCGAACGAATGCCTTCTGGCGGGCAACTCCAAGGCTGTCATCGACCAAATCTGGAACGCCCCGAAGTACGTCCCCGATGGTGTGGTCTCCGCGTTGTCCCTAAAGGAGCGCATCAAGGCCAAGAAGGTCGTGGCGTCAATGCCATTGGTCGGCCCTGAAGAGCTTCGTGAAATGACCAAAGAGATCCGTGGTGGAGAGGTCATTCTGGTCACGTCGGGTAGCGGCTCCGGCAAGTCTACCTACGTCCGTCAGAACACCTACAATCTGTTCCACTACAGCAAGATCGCTGTGGGCGTAGCGATGCTCGAAGAGTCCGTAGAGGAAACCGTACAGGACATCGTTGGTTTGCATATGGGTTGCCGTGTTCGGCAGAACCCTGACGAGACCACCGAGGAAATGTTCGACCGTGCCTTCGATGAAATCTTCGCGAGCAACATGCTGCACCTCTATGACGCCTTTGCGGAATCCGCTGAGGATCGTCTTCTGGCTCGCCTGAACTACATGGTGGACGTAGAGGGTTGCCGAGTCATCGTGCTGGACCACGTTTCGATTGTGGTGTCGGCGATGGACGGTGAAACCGATGAGCGTAAAATGATTGACCGACTGATGACCAAGCTGAAGACCTTCGCCAAAACGAAGGACGTTGCGGTGTTCGTTATCTGTCACTTGAAGAACCCCGACAAGGGTAAGCCTCACGAGGAAGGCCGACCGGTAACGGCGACTGACCTCCGTGGCTCTGGCGGTCTGCGTCAGTTGAGCGACACTATCATTGCGGTCGAACGGAACCAACAAGGGTCTAATCCCAACCTCATCCGATTCCGACTGTTGAAGTGCCGATTCACTGGCGAGACTGGCATTGCCGGTTACATGGAATACGACAAACTAACTGGTCGATTGGTGGCTAAGCCTAAGGGCTGGTCGCCGAAAGGCTCCGAAGACAATGGTGGCGAATCCGACTGGAAGGGCCACGAAGAAGAGGACTTTTAACCATGGCTATCAAAGTAACCCTGAAGCAACTCCGTAACTTCGACCTCGTTCAAGCCCTGTTGGCTGCTGCTGGCCGTGTCCATGCCAAACGTCTGGCCCGCTTGAAGGCTCGTGAAGAGGCCCTGAAGGCAACCATCAACGCCGCAACCGTGGCTCTGGTGGAGACCCAGAAGAACCGCATCGACCATCAATTCGCTGACCTGCGCGTCGTCGTGAAGTGATTCAAGGGTCTTCCTTCGGGAGGACCTTTCGATCAACTCACCCTGTAGGAGATCCACTATGTCCCTCATTTCTAACTCTGATATCCGCGCCCACCTGCGTAAGGGTGAGCTGGCCGTTGAACTGCTGGAGAATCTGGGCTACACCTTCGCTCCGAACGTACCGAAAGGTCCGAGCGTATGGCAGAAGCCTATCGCCGAACAGATCCTCGACCCAATGGTTAAGGCTCTGGAAAAGCTGATCGCTGATCGCGTGGCCGAACAAATACCCTCACCTAAACAGCTTGAGACTGGTGACCGTTTCGTCATCACCTCGTTGCCTGCTGGTCACCGACTGCGCCTTGAGTGTGCAGACTGGAAGCACCGAGTGTTCACGGCGCGAGTCGTCGAGTATGGTGTGCAAGCTGGTGAAGTGGTGGTTCGTTTCGGAATCAACCACATGAACCGTGGCTACTGGCTGCGTCTCCATCACACAACAAAGGTACATGACAATGCTGATTTCTGACATCGAGGCTAACGGCCTCCTATCTCGCAAGGACCTCAGGTTCCATTGTGGGGTCACTGAGGACGCCTTCACGGGCGAAGTGATTGAGTACCGTCCAGACGACGTGCTGGCGTACATCAAGGCCCTTGAGGCCGAGGCCGCTAAGCCCGATGGTCTGATCGTGTTCCACAACGGGATCAAGTACGACATCCCTGCGCTCGACCGTATGAAGCGTGAGCTGACCGGTAAGCGCCTGAACATTCCCCGTAAGAAAGTCCTTGACACTCTGGTCATTAGCCGGTTGATCCATGCGAACCTTAAAGAGACCGATGCGGGCTTGCTCCGTCGCGGTATCATTCCGGGTAAGCGTTACGGTTCCCATGCGTTGGAAGCGTGGGGTTATCGTCTCGGTGAAATGAAGGGCGAATACAAGGACGACTTTAAGGCAGCTTGTCGAGAAGACGGGACCGAGTATGTCGATGGCATGGAGTGGGAACACTTCAACGAACCGATGATGGCCTACTGCGTCCAAGACGTTCGGGTCACCACCAAGCTGACTCGCCACCTGATGCAGGACCCATACTACTTCCGTGACGGCCAAGGCATTCGTGCGCTGGTGCTGGAGCATGACGCAGCGTGGACTCTGGCTCAGATGGAGCGCAATGGCTTCCCGTTCCACAAGGACGGTGCTGAGCGCCTGTACATGGAGCTTGCCGCTGAACGCTCTGACCTGCTGGTTCGCCTCGTGCAGACCTTCGGGTCGTGGTATGAGCCGAAAGGCGGGACCGAGCCGTTCCTGCATCCGAAGACCGGTAAGGTCCTCGACAAGTACCCGATGGTCAAGACCGCAAAGGCTGGCTCACCGGACTACAACGCAGACGGCAAGACTCGCTCGAAGACTCTGTACGTCGCCGGGTGCATGTACACACCGATCACCCACGTCACCTTCCAGCCAACCAGTCGTCCGAACATCATCAAGGTCCTTAAGGACGCTGGATGGGAACCGACTGAGTTCACGGACAAGGGCGCACCTATCGTTGACGATGAGACCCTTGAAGGGGTTGAGGTTGCCGACGAGAACAAGATGGAGTGCATCAAGCTCATTCAGCGATACCTCATGATCCAGAAGCGCATCGGCCAACTGGCTGAAGGTGACAAGGCATGGCTCCGGTATTGCGAGACTGAAGATGGCTTCATCCACGGTTCGATCAACCCCAACGGGGCTGTGACAGGACGTGCGACCCACAGCTATCCGAACATGGGTCAAGTGCCAAGTGCCAAGGCTCCGTTCGGTCCTGAGTGTCGTAGCCTGTTTGGTGCGATCTATGCTCGCCACATCCCCGGTTGGGAGAACGTGGTGCAAGCGGGTGTCGATGCCTCGGGTCTTGAGCTGCGTTGCTTGGGTCACTTCGGTGCCAAGTACGACGGTGGTGGCTACGTTGACCAAGTGTTGAACGGTGACGTTCACTGGGCTAACGCTGTGGCCGCTGGGATCGCGAAGGACGCCGTTCGGGACAAAGAGAACCATCAACATGACCGCTGGCGTGACAACGCTAAGACGTTCATCTATGCGTTCCTGTACGGTGCTGGCGATGCCAAGATCGGGTCCATCGTGGGCGGTGGTGCTGCTGCTGGTAAGGCTTTGAAGAAAGCTTTCCTTGAGAACACCCCGGTCATCAAGTCCCTCCGTGAGGGTCTGGAAGGTTCCCTGATTGAGTCGCAAGTCTACAATCGGGTGACCAAGAAGTTCGACATCAAGTGGAAGCGACGGTTCATCAAGGGCCTCGACGACCGCAAGATCCACGTTCGGTCGGCTCACAGTGCCCTTAACGCGCTCCTTCAGAGTGCCGGTGCTGTCATCTGCAAGGCATGGGTTGTTGAAGTTGAGCGCATCCTGATGGAAGACCACGGCCTGAAGCATGGCTGGACGATCCAGAACGACGACGGTACGGAGACTCCGGGTGACTTTGCCTTCATGGCGTGGGTCCACGACGAACTCCAGATCGCAGCACGAACCCCGGAGATCGGGGAACTTATCATCAAGGTTTCGCAAGAAGCCATTCGTAACATCGGCGAGTCATTCGACTTCCGGTGTCAACTGGATACCGAGGGGAAACTCGGTCCGACTTGGAAGGAGTGTCACTAACATGGCTAAGAAACTGAAACTGCAAGTCACCTTCGCATTGACCGTAGGTGCATCGACTGACGTGATTGAATCACTGGAAGCAGTCCGTGAAGAGCTGCGCAACGAGGTCGCCGCTAAGGGCCTCGAAGAGGTGCGCGCCAAGGCTGCTGGTCAGTTCCCGCTGTTCGACAAGATGCTCGACGAATCCGTTGACATCGAAGAGGTCTTCGTTGAGACAGTCCTGACGGGCACTCGACTGAGCCTGAAGGAACTCAATGAGTCTGATCGTGCTGGCAACTTCCAGCGCATCGGCGACATTTCCGTAAAGGTGGTGTGACCATGGGGCCTTACCTGAAAGTCCTTTACGACATCAAACGGGAGGCCCGCACGTTCCAGTCCGACTTCTATCGGAAGCACGCTGCGCTGGTCTCTGAGGCTGCGTCACGAGGGCATATCTCGTGCATCCGTACAGATGGCCGCAACATGGGCGTCTGGTCTCTCACAACTAAAGGGCAGGTCTTCCTGTCCGACCACGGAGGTGCTGTATGACCCAACCTGTTCGCATCGGTCTGGCGCTGGACATGGACTACCTGATCTTCTCGGCGATGAGCGCAAGCGAAACCGAGCAAGACTGGGGAGACGACATCTGGACTCTGGAGTGTGACCACGCCAAGGCCCGGTCGATCATGTTCGGCACCATCAAGACCATCAAGAAGGAAATCACCAAGGCGCTCATGAAGCGTTGGCCTAAGCGGTTCCCTGATGAGAACTCCTTTGAACTGGTAGACATCTGCGTCATTTCCGGCAAGGGCAACTGGCGTCTGGACGTACTGGAAACCTACAAGGGCAACCGTGTGTCCAAGCGCAAGCCGGTCGGCTACCCAGCCTACTGCGATGCCATGATGGACCATTACGAGAACGCTGTGCGTGTCGATGGCCGTGAAGGCGATGACACCTTGGGTATCCTGATGACCAATCCGGGTCTCGTTGACTGCGACCGAGTAATCGGCGTGAGCTGCGACAAGGACTTCAACACGATCCCCGGCCTGTTCTTCTGGCTGACCCCGATGGAACTGGTGGTGAACACTGAGGCAGACGCCGACAAGTGGCACATGCGCCAGACCATGATGGGCGATACCACTGATGGCTATGGTGGCATTCCGGGCGTTGGTGAAGCCTTTGAAGGCGACCTCATGGCGTGGCTGGACAACCCGAAGTTCTACGAGCGGACCATCAAGGTCATGTCCCGTGGACCCCGTAAGGGACAAGAGGTTGTCGAGTACGTTGGCCGTGAGCCAATGGATGGTGAGACGCTGTGGGACTGCATGGTCTCGCTGGCGGCTGCGAAAGGCATGAGCGAAGAGGACCTTCTGGTTCAAGCTCGTGTGGCTCGTATCCTGCGTCATGGCGAGTGGAACGATGAGACGGCTGAGCCTGTTCTCTGGAGTCCACGAGGCTAACCACTGTAGGGCTTTTCTTGTTGGGAGGATTAAAACCCCTCACCTAAACAGGGAGAGCCTTATGGGGTGAAACCTTATTACTTAAAGATCACTCTAAGGGAGGCTCTATGCTTAAAGAGATCCAGCACTATCTGGACAACCCTGACGACATCCCTGACATCCCTGATCTATCCGCTCAGTTCCTTAAGGTCCGACTCAATCCGGCCTACCTGATGCGGACTGGAATCACTGACCAATTCACTAAGCTGGGTTGGTCTGAAGGGAAAATCATGGGGTTCCTTGAAGGGGCCGCTGCTGCGGTTGAACTTGTTGAACTCATGCAGGAGGCCCGATTGAATCCACAACAGGAGGACTTCGGAAATGTGCTTCAGTAAAAAGATGAAAGTCCCAAAACCAAACACTGACCAGAAGGCACCTGAACCGGTCCTCTTGGAAGCCCCTAAGGGCATTGAGTTTGGTGATGGTGCAGCCGATGATTCATCCAGCGATGCAGGTAGCGACGAGAAGGGCCTCAGCTCTTTGAAGGTCCCTAAGCCGAGCAAGGACATCGGTGACGGAACCCAACCGGGAACCGTAGCAAAAGACACGGGCATCACGCCTACCAAAAAGAAACCCGCTGCGTCTGGCATCAAGCGCGCGATGAAACGATAGGAGGTCCACATGGGCTTTGGTAAGAAACTCAAGAAGGCATTCAAGAAGGTCACTAAGGTGGTCTCCAAGGTTGGCGGTGGCGCATTGGACCCCATCGGGAACGCACTGGGCGGTGGTAGTGCTGACAAGCCTGAAAAGGTAGTCGAAGCGCCGCCTCAAGTAACCGCTCCGCCACCACCTCAGATGATCCAGACCACGACTGACGTGGCCAAGAAGGACTCTGAAGGCGAAGACGAGGGTGATACCGAAGCGGCCAAGAAGGCTGCACGTCGCGGTGGTAAGAAGAACCTTTCCGTTGCTCGTTCCTCGGGGACTGGTATCAACATTTGACGGAGGTGACCCATGGCTGAGACCCGTACAGGGCTGGCCGAGGAAGGTGCGAAGGCGGTCTATGATCGTCTCAAATCTGATCGGGCACCCTACGAGACCCGTGCAGAAAACTGCGCCAAGGTCACGATCCCGTCGTTGTTCCCAAAGGAATCCGACAACAGCTCTACGAACTACACCACGCCCTATCAGGCAGTCGGTGCCCGTGGAGTCAACAACCTCGCTGCCAAGGTTCACATGGCGTTGTTCCCGCTGGAACCATGGATGAAGTTGAAGGTCTCCGAATGGCAGGCCAAGCAACTGGTAACCGACCCTGAAGAACTCGCAATGGTCGAGCAGGGTTTGTCGATGGTTGAACGAATCTTGATGAGCTACATGGAAGCCAACAGTTACCGCACCACGCTGCACGAGCTGATCCGTCAGTTGGTCATTGCGGGTGCTGGGTGTCTGTACCTTCCGCCACCTGAGAGTTCGTCTCAAGGGTCGCCCATGAAGCTCTACACGCTGCACAACCACGTCGTCCAACGGGATGCGTTCGGTAACGTCCTGCAAATCTGCACGCTCGACAGAGTGGCCTTCGCGGCCCTTCCTGAAGACGTTCGGACCAAGCTTGACGGCGAACACAAACCGGACGAAGAGATCGAAGTGTACACCCACGTTTACCTTGACGATGAGTCTGGCGACTACCTGAGTTATCAGGAGATCGACGGTGAAGAAGTTGAGGGCACCGATGGTCAGTATCCGCGTGAGGCAATGCCTTGGGTGGCTGTACGTTGGACCAAACGTGACGGTGAGCATTACGGTCGAAGCCACGTCGAGGAATACCAAGGTGACTTGGACTCCCTTGAGAACCTGCACGAAGCCATGATTAAGTTCTCCATGATCGCCTCTAAGGTGGTCGGACTGGTGAACCCTAATGGCATCACTCAGGTTCGTCGATTGACCAAGGCGCAGACCGGTGCGTTCGTTCCGGGTCGTAAAGCTGACATCGAGTTCTTGCAGCTCGACAAAGCGGCTGACTTCTCGGTAGCCAAATCGGTGGCCGATGCGATTGAACAGCGCCTCTCGTATGTCTTCATGCTCAACAGTGCGGTTCAACGCAATGGCGAACGTGTGACTGCCGAAGAGATCCGTTACGTCGCTCGTGAACTGGAAGATACCCTTGGGGGCGTCTATTCGATCCTCTCTCAGGAACTTCAGTTGCCGATCATCCGCATCCTGTTGAACCAACTTCAAGCGACCCAACAGATCCCCGACATGCCGAAGGAAGCCGTAGAGCCGACTGTAAGCACTGGCGTGGAAGCCTTGGGCCGTGGACAAGACCTCGACAAGATGACCCAGTTTCTGCAAGCGCTCCAACTGGTCGCTCCTTTGGAGAACGATCAGGACCTGAACATCACGACCATCAAACTTCGCCTCGCGAACGCCATGGGTCTGGATACATCGGGTCTCCTGTTGACTCAGGAAGAGAAGGCTCAGAAGCAGGCTGAAATGATGGCACAGACTGGCGGTGAGAACCTTGCTGGTGCTGCTGGTGCAGGCGCGGGTGCAATGATGACCCAAGATCCTGACACTATGCAGGACGCAATGGCGACCGCTGGAATGGATGTTCCACAGGTTTAAAAACCCTCACCTAAACAGGGAGGACCTTCGGGTTCTCTCTTTCTTTTTCAACACAGGAGTTCCAAATGTCCGAATCCCCATATGCACAGTTTGGCGTACACAATGCGGTCCTGACCAGTGACACCATCGAAGACCACCGCCAGAACATGCTGGAGCAAGACGTGGATGTCCGTGACGGTGACGATGCAATTACCCTGCACGAAGATGCTGGCGTGACCGTGACTGACCTCGTTGACGACGAGCTGAATACCGATGATCGCATCGAGATCAACGTGCCGACTGACGGCGAGTTCAACGAACAAGCAACTGACGACGGTGCCAACGATGGCGCAGAAGTCGAAGGTGACGGCGAAGCGTTCGAGCCTCTGGGTGACATCCCTGACGAACTGACCCAAGCTTCTAACCAGATCAGCGAATACGCTACTGGCTTCGAGCAGATGAAGGCTCAGGCCGTTGAGCGTGGTCTCCCGGCTGACATGGCCGCTCGTGTCGAAGCTGAATACGAAGCTGATGGCGTCCTCTCTGAGGAATCCCTTACGGCCCTTGAGGCTGCTGGCTTCGGTCGTGGTTTCGTTCAGGCGTACATTCAGGGTCAAGAAGCGATGGCCGAGGCGTATGTCTCCAAGGTCATGGACTTTGCGGGCGGTAAGGAAGCGTTCAATCGCGTTCTGACCCACATGCAGGCCAACTCCCCGGATGCCCTTGAGGCCCTTGAGGAAGCCATTCAGCGCCAAGACATCAAGGCCGTTAAGACCACGATCAATCTGGCCATGGCGTCCCAAGCCAAGAAGTTCGGTCGTGCCCCTGCACGCAACGTCAATGCTCGTGCCCCTGCAAGTGCCCCTCGTGCAGCCGCTCCGGTTGTTGAAGGCTACGCAAACACTGACGCAATGGTCGCTGCGATGTCTGACCGTCGCTACCAGACTGACGCTAAGTACCGCGCTGCGGTCCAAGCAAAGGTCGCTGCGAGCAACTGGTAAGGCCCTGATTTAAAAACCCTCACCTAAACAGGGAGGACCATTTTGGTTCCTCTCTGAACCCTATTCGATTTACATAAGGAGATACACCATGGCTCAAATGCAAGGCGGTCAACAAATTGGTAAGGACCAAGGTAAAGGTCAGAACGCTGCTGATAAGCTGGCTCTGTTCCTGAAGGTCTTCGGTGGCGAAGTTCTGACTGCGTTCAAGCGTCGTTCGGTCACCATGGACAAACACATGGTCCGCACCATTCAATCCGGTAAGTCCGCACAGTTCCCTGTGATGGGTCGTACCGCTGGTTTCTACCTTGCTCCGGGCGAGAACATCGACGACAAGCAGGGTGACATCAAGCACACCGAGAAGGTAATCACCATCGACGGTCTGTTGGTATCCGCTGTGATGATCTTCGACATCGAAGACGCCATGAACCACTACGACGTGTCGAGCGAATACTCGGCTCAGTTGGGTGAAGCTCTGGCTATCTCCGCTGACGGTGCTGTTCTGGCCGAAATGGCTCTGCTGTGCAACCTGCCAGAAGAGTCCGACGAGAACATCGCTGGTCTGGGTAAGGCTTCCGTTCTGCCAATCGGCAAGGCTGCTGACCTGATGGACCCAGAAGCTCGCGGTAAAGCGATCCTCAAAGGTCTGACTCTGGCCCGGGCCAAGCTGACCAAGAACTACGTTCCGTCCTCGGACCGTTTCTTCTACACCTCGCCAGAATACTACAGCGCTATCCTCGCTGCTCTGATGCCGAACGCTGCAAACTACGCTGCGCTGATCGACCCGGAAACCGGTAACATCCGCAACGTGATGGGCTTCACCGTCATCGAAGTTCCACACCTGACCGTTGGTGGTTCGGGCAACGACTTGGCAGGCACCAGCCGCAAGCACGCCTTCCCACAAGTGTCGAGCGATACCGTCAAGGTTGCTGCTGACAACGTGGTCGGTCTGTTCAACCACCGTTCGGCAGTTGGTACTGTCAAGCTGAAGGACATGGCTCTGGAGCGTTCGCGCCGTGCCAACTTCCAAGGTGACCAAATCATCGGCAAATACGCGATGGGTCACGGCGGTCTGCGTCCTGAAGCTGCTGGCGCCTTGGTTATCGAAAAGGCGTAAGCGTACCGGACCCGACTGGGGTAACGCTGAGTCAGAAGACAATGGCACTTGACGTGGGGACCTCTAAGGCCCTCACGGCCACTGTCCAACCAGTAGGAGCACCACAGGCGGTTGTCTGGCAGTCGATTGACGAACGAGTCGCTAAGGTTTCCTCTGCGGGTCTCGTTGAGGCAATCGGCGCGGGCACTTGCGATATCGTGGCGACGACCGTAAATGGTCTCTCTGCGGTTTGCAAAGTCACCGTCAAGATCCCTAACGTGCCGGTAACAGGAGTCGAGTTCTCTCGTAAAGATCCTGTAGAGCTGACCGTAGGTGGGACGTACACGATGACCGTTAACGTGTTACCAGCTAACGCAACGAACAAGAACGTGACCTACGAAGTCGAAGATCCAACCATCGTTAAGCTGGGAGGTACGACTGGTAGAACCGTTCAGGGCCTGAAAGTGGGCACCACAGTCATCACTGCGACTACCGAAGACGGTGGTTTCAAGACTGAGCTTGGTTTCGTCGTGAAGGTTGAGGCACCGTAACATCAAACCCCTTGGGTCCCTCTCTGGGGCTTGAGGGGTTTTTTTCGACTTTTAAGGAGGGCCTATGCGCTCGTATGAAGCAACCTTGGAGTCCCCTGAAGAACTGGCCGCTGTGAATGACATGCTGGCCGCTATCGGGGAATCCCCTGTGAACTCCCTTGAGGGTGACAGCAACGCTGACGTAGCGAACGCCCGTCGTATCCTCAACAACGTGAACCGTGAAGTCCAATCGAAAGGCTGGACGTACAACATCAACGAAGGCGAAGAGCTTCTACCCGACTCCTTCAGTGGGTTCATTCCCTACATGTCCGACTACCTGCGACTCACGTCCCAAGGTGGGACCCCTTACGTCCGTCGAGGCGAGCATGTGTATGACCGTGTGGCCCGGACCGATGTCTTTACGGGACCCATTACGGTTGACCTGATCCGCCTTAAGGACTACTCGGAAATGCCTGAGTGCTTCCGGGCATGGATCGTCGCCAAGGCGTCTCGACGGTTCAACATGTTCTTCTTCGGTGCTGGCGAGATTGAGGGTCACTTGCAGGCTCAGGAAGACGAACACTATCGCGCTTGCATGGAATACGAACTGGACTTCGGTGAGTTCAACATGCTGGACGGTGACGCATTCGTTCAAGGTAAAATCAACCGCTAAGGAGGTGCTTATGGGTCTGGTTAGTCAGTCCGTCAAGAACCTGAAGGGTGGCATTAGCCAACAGCCGGACATCCTCCGGTTTCCCAATCAGGGTGCGCAACAAATCAACGGCTGGTCGAGCGAGACCCAAGGTCTTCAGAAGCGACCGCCAACCACGTTCGTGAAGCGTCTCGGTGCGCCGGGTGCATGGGGTGCTAAGCCTCTTGTTCACTTGGTCAACCGTGATGCGTCCGAACAGTATTACATGGTGTTCACCGGTAGCGGTGTGGCTATCAGTGACCTCAAGGGGAACCTCTATCAAGTCCGTGGGTATGATGGCTATGCCAACTGCCCTGACCCTCGTGGGGACCTGCGACTCATCACTGTGGCCGACTACACGTTCGTTGTGAACCGACGCACTCCGGTGCAGATGGGTAGCGAACTGACCCATGCAGGTTACCGTAAGCTGAACACTCGTGCCCTCGTTCCGTGCCGTGGCGGTCAGTATGGCCGGACGATCACCGTTGAGGTCCTTATCGACGTGACGTGGGTGAAGTTGGCCGAGCTGGCCTTGCCGTCCGGTGTGGGCACGAACCAAGATGAGGTCGCCAAGATGGTCGCCAAGGTCGATGCTCAGAACATGATTAAAGAGCTGGTGACCCAAGTGAACGTCAATGGCGCTCCGTGGAAGATCACCGCTGGCGAGTATCCGGGCTGCATGTTGCTTCACCGCGACGATGGTGGCGAGTTCAACGGTATCCGTACCAAAGACGGCTATGCAGACCAGCTCATCAATGGCTTCATCTATCAGGTCCAGTCGTTCAATAAGTTGCCCGCTCAGGCCCCTGAAGGCTACCTCGTGGAAATCACCGGGGAAGCCACACGCTCAGGCGACAACTACTGGGTCCGTTATGATGGTGCTGGCCGCGTCTGGAAGGAGACCGTTAAGCCGGGGATCATCGCTGGGTTGAACCGGGCGACCATGCCTCGTGGTCTGGTCCGTGCGGCTGACGGTCAGTTTGACTGGAAGGTCCTCGACTGGAACAACCGTGGCTGTGGCGACGATGAGACCAACCCTCTGCCATCCTTTGTGGGCGGGACGATCAACGACGTGTTCTTCTTCCGTAACCGTTTGGGGTTCCTCTCAGGCGAGAACGTAATCATGAGCCGGTCGAGTCGCTACTTCAACTTCTTCCCACCAAGCGTTGCGGCCCTGTCCGATGATGACCCTCTGGACATCGCGGTATCCCACAACCGTATCTCCATCCTCAAGTACGCCGTTCCGTTCTCCGAACAGTTGCTGCTGTGGTCTGACCAAGCTCAGTTCGTGTTGTCCTCTCAGGGCATCCTGTCCCCCAAGACGGTCGAGCTGAACCTGACCACTGAGTTCGACGTACAGGACACCGCTCGGCCTTTCGGTATCGGGCGTGGTGTGTACTTCTCGGCCCCTCGTGCGGCCTATACGAGCCTCAAGCGTTACTACGCAGTGCAGGACGTATCGGACGTGAAGAACGCCGAGGACGTATCAGCGCACGTTCCAAGCTACATCGAAAACCGGGTGTTCAACATCCACGGCTCGGGTACAGAGAACTATGTGACCCTGCTGTCTGATGGCGCTCCGGGTATCGTGTACCTCTACAAGTTCCTCTACATGGCCGAGGACATCGCACAGCAATCGTGGAGTCACTGGGAGTTCGGCCAGAACGTGAACATCCTCGGTGCGGCCTCTATCGGGTCCTACATGTACCTCCTTATGGATCGCCCTGAAGGGATCGTACTGGAGCGCATGGAGTTCACGGCCTTCACCAAGGACTTCGCTGTGGAGCCTTATCGGACCTACATGGACGGCAAGGTAACCACGGTGTGCAACTCCTTCGATGAAGACCTTTACCAGTCGTTCATCAACGTGGCGGAACTGTACGGTGGCGCACCGGGCGCTCTTGAGTCCTTCTGGACAATCGACACGCTGGGTGTGGGCCAACTGCATTCGCCTCCGAGAGGTGGCTGGGTGGCTGACCCATTGATTCGTCTTCAGGGTGACCAACGGGGCAAGACGTACATCGTCGGTCGCCGGTACGTGTTCCTCTATGAGTTCTCGAAGTTCCTCATCAAGCAAACCGCTGACGATGGGACCACGGCAACTGAGGACATTGGCCGCTTGCAGCTCCGTCGCGCTTGGTTGAACTACGAGCGTTCCGGGTCGTTCGAGGTCAATGTGAACAACAACGATGGCCGCAACACGGACAACGACTTCGTTTACGCGATGGCCGGTGGCCGACTGGGGTCTGAGGTTGTTCTGGGCGAGCTGAACCTTGGGACTGGGCAGTACAAGTTCCCGGTAACTGGCAACGCACAGAAGCAACGGGTGACCATTGTGAGCGACACGCCGAACCCACTTAACGTGATTGGCTGTGGCTTCGAGGGTAACTACATCCGTCGCAGCTCAGGCATTTAAAAACACTCACCACAACAGGGAGACCTTTATGATCCTCGTACCAACAACCCCTGAGTTCCTTGAGGAAGCCGCGAAGTTTATCTCGCCGTGTGACCTTGAAGAGTTCAACAAGATGCAAGCTGGCCGGGACCTTAAGGCAACCCTGTTGCGGTCCTTGGGGCCTACCAGCATGACGATCCTGCACAAAGGAAATGTCCTTGCCACGGGAGGCTCTAACGAGTGCCTGTGGTTCGTGACGACCCGCTGGACCGAAGAGCTGACCCCACGGGAACGTGTGGAAATGCTGAGGCTCTTGAAGAAGCACCTTGAGGTCTGCCGTGCAGTGATGCCTGCGGACCAACTGAGCAACTTCGTGTACGAACACAACCATACCCATCGGCGACTGCTGGATGCCTTAGGTGCCCGTTACGGGTTCTATCAGGAGTACAGCCCCGCTGGGTTCCCATTCCGTCAATTCTGGTTATAGGAGGTCACCGCATGTGTGAACCGGTATCCATTATGATGGCCGTAGGTGCCGCTGCTGGTTTGGCGAGCGGTGCCATGGGTGCGAAGCAACAGGCGAAAGCTGAAGGCGCGCAGGAGGATGCACGACGCTCGAACGGACATGAAGCCATCTTGGCGATGCACCGTGAGAACGCCGCTGCTGACCTTGAAGCCCACGACAAGCAAGACGAAGCACGAGCGCAACTGACCGAGACCAACCTGACCGCCCTGCGTAACCGTGGGACTGTCCGGGCCGCTATCTCTGAATCCAACATGGAAGGCCACACCATGGACCGCGTTATGCGGGACACGGAGAACCAAGCCAGCAAGGAGAAGATGGCGATCCTCGACAACTACGACCGTGACTACGCGACGATCTTCCAGAACAAGGTGTCCAACGTGGAGAACACTAAGGCTGCACTGCGTGGAAGCAAGTCTGCTATCGGCACATCGAAAATCGCACAGGCCCTTAACGTCGCCAGCTCGGGTCTCCAAGGAGCATCCGCTGGTGCGTCTATGGGTCAATCTTACAAATCCGCAACTGCCAAATAGGAGGACCTATGGCCGGACCATTAGCACAATCACTGGGTAGCCTTGAGGGCTATCGAGGGACCCAGCTCGCCGAGAAGGGTTCCGTCAAGTCCGTTCAAGCTGCTGTCCATGAGGCCCGTAAAGGGTCCAATGGGCTGGCCGATTCGATGCGCAACTTCGTCTCTTCAGGCGCTGACGCATACAACAAGTACGACGCCATGGAGCAATCCAAGGCCGAAGAGCGGTCCAACGAGATCATCCGCAAGCTGACCCCTGAGCAACGTCGTGAGGCCATCCAGAATGGCACCCTGTTGTACAAGGACGATGCCCGTGCGATGACCCTGCTGCGCCAGAAGACTGGCCGTAACGCTGCCTTTGAGGTTGACTCAGAGATCCAGCAAAAGATCCAGCGTGGTGAATTCCGTACCCGTCAAGACATGACCGACTATCGCCAACAGCGACTGGCCGACCGTGCAGTGAACTATGCGAAGGACGCCGGGATTGACCCTGAGGATGCAGACTACAAGCGTGGCTTTGATGCTGACATCGTTCAGCGCAATGCTGGCCTGTTCGACCTGCACTCTCAGTTCCTCTCGAAGAACCTTCAGGCTCAAGCTTCCATTGAGTTTCGCAACGACCTGACCCCACTGATGTCCGATCCGAAGTTCTTGGCTTCCAAGGACGGCGCTTACATCGTGTCGAACTACATCAACAAGGGTCTGGAGACGGGCGAGATCCCATCGGACAATGAGGCAATCACATCGCTGACCATGTTGGCGAATGACGCTGTGACCAAGGATGGCGGTGCGGACTTCCTGCGATTCGCCAAGGACCACAAGATCAACGTGCTGGGTGGCGCTCAAACCATTGAGAACATCCTCGGCCCTGAGGTCTACCAGAACTTGGTCACCAAGGCCGACACTGCGACCTATGAGCGCAACGCTAAGCGGACCGAAGGGTTCATGCTGGGCATTGCAAACGCTCAGGCTCAAAGTGACCCAGCGGCTGGCTGGAAGCTCCTGAACGACATCGAAAAGCAGAACGACTGGGTTCAGCGTGGCGAACAGATGACACCGCAACGTCAGATGCTTATCAACGCAAAGGCTCAGATGATCGAAGCCGTGAAGCGTCAGAGTGCGACCGGTATGGTTGAACTGGAGAAACGAGCGCAGTCGGACAACCGTCAGCTCGCTATCGACGAAGCCTATCAGGCCCGCATGGACGGCAAGACCCTTTCGGTGGACCCTAAGTTCCTTCCGGTTGACGAGAACACTGGCGAGTACAAGGACTCCGACATGGCGACCTATGCAGCCAACAAGCTCAACCAGATCGACCAGATGGGAATCCCACAGGACCAGAAGGACGCCAAGAAGTTGGCCCTGCTGCGTGCTGACTACGACAAGGGTCCATTCCAAGCTGCCTTCCAGACGCTCACACAGGACGCATCCCGTGAGTGGCAAGCTGCCCTTATCAGTGGCGAAGCGAAGGACATGCCACGCCTCACTGAGCTTCAGCGGATCTACCAACAAGATCCCGGTACGATGGCTCAACTGTACCCTGAGCAAGCTGGCCTCATGGAATCCCTGAAGTTCATGGGTGTCAATGGGCTGGAACCACAGATCCTTGTGGACGCTCAACGGAACAAGCCGAAGACCGAAGAGGAACGCCGCTACCGTGAAGAGCAATGGAGTGCGATCAAGAATGACTCGGCCACGGCTGACGTTCTGAAGTACCTCCCTGCGGACATGGAGACGATGGCTCGGTCGGTATTCGACGCACACAGCACCAACACCGGGGACAGTCCTAACGCCTCCCGTGCGGTCACTGAGTTCCTTCAAGAGAACATGGTGTCCTTCACTGAGAAGCAAGGCACCTACGGGTTCCGCTCAACGTCGTTCCACGGGATGCTCTCGAAGCGTGACCTCATGACCAACCCAAACCGGGCCGAGTCGTGGGAGCAAGGGAAGCAGATCATCGACGACTTCATGGGTCAGTTGCAGAAGGATTCCGTATGGGGTTCCTCTGGGATGTCCGTGGTGTCGAAGAACGGTTCGATCATCATCCAGAACATGACTGGTTCCCGCATGACCATGACCCGTGAGCAGTTCCAGAACATGGCTGCTGACTACGAGGCTCGGGCAGTACAAGCGAAACAAAGCGAAGCTGAGGAAGACGTTAAACGTACCCAGCGCCAATACGACACCTACTTCCGTGGGGGTCAACAAACCAAACGAGTGGAGTGACCTATGACCTTTGAAGAAGAGTACGCACAGGCTAAAGCCAAAGGCTCGCCGTATGACGTGAGCATTCAACGGGCCGCTGAGGCCCAAGGAGTTTCCTACGACTTCCTGCACAAGCAGTTGTTCATGGAGTCCCGTTTCAACCCGAACGCCAAGTCTCCTACAGGCCCGCGTGGCATGGCCCAAATGACACGAGCAACCGGTAAGGCTTACGGTCTGGAAACCGACGAGGACTTCTTCGACCCTGAAAAGTCCATCGACGCTGCTGCACGTCACCTGAAGGACAACCTTACGGCGTCCAATGGTGACTACCTCGAAGCTGCCCTTCTGTACAACCAAGGTGGTGGCCGTCTCGGTCGCCCTCAGATCGCTGCACTGAAGGCAGGCAAGCTGGAGCAGATCAGTGAAGAAGGTCGCAAGTACATGACCAACCTTCAGGACGTGGCTGGTGACAGTCCGTTCAAGGTCATGCTCCAAGGCCACGGCGTGAGCAATCCGGGTATTACCCCAAAGTCTGACGCTGTGTCATTTGCACAGGCGACTGATGGCGTGACCAGTTCCCTGAAGACACAGCGGGGAGCAACACCACAACTGGGCGACATGGCGGTCAAAGGTTCCGCTGTGGAGCCTACACGCCAGACCTTCGCTGAGTTCGCTGACATCACCAAGAAAGCACCTCAGGGATGGTTCGAGGGCACCGGTAAGGCTGTTGAAGCTGAGCTGGCAACCTCGACTCTGGGTCAGTTGTTCCGCAACGTGACCATGGAGACGTTCGACCCGATGGAAGGTTACGAGACCCGTGACACTTCCGCATGGGGCGACGATGAGTTCGACAAGATCCGTAAGGCCGGGGTTAACTCCCAGTTCTACAACTTCCTGTTCGACCAGACCCGTGGTGACAAAGGGAAACTGGACGGTGCCATTAAGATGGCCCTTGAGAACCAGAAGTACCAGCAACAGGCCCGTGGGGCTTCAGGGTCCGCTCAGGTCCTTGCAGGCTTCATTGGTGCGGGTGCTGATCCGTTCACCTACATGCCCCTTCCGGGCGTGACAGGGACCAAGCTGTTCTCCAAGGTTGCCCAAGGTGCAGCGGGTGCCGGTGCGGCCTCTATGGCCTCTGAAGGTCTCCGTGAAGCATCGACCGGTATGGAAGCCCATTACGGGACCGCTCTGGTCGGTGGTGCCCTTGTGGGTGGTGGGTTGACCGCTCTGGTTGACCGTATCGCTGCCCGTGCTGTTCCGCCTCAACGGCTGGACATGTGGGACGGTGACTTGGAGAAGTACCTTGCGATGCACAATGAGGCCGCTCTGCCGAACGAGTTCCACGGTCCGAGTGTCCGTTTGGAAGCCCGTGAGACTGCCCGTCAAGGTGACTTCGAGGACCCAACCCGTATGCACTGGCAGGCGCATGAGCAAGTAGAGAACCTTCACGGTATCGACTTCGTGCGTGTACCGGGCGAGCCGGGTGCTGTACGTCTGGCTGACGGTTCGATCCTGTCTGACGGTAACCCTCTGAACCCTCTGACCATTCAGACCTTCAGGGACGCCGAAAGGGCCGCTCCGGGCATGTCCGTTGGTGGCTTCACGGAGATCGGTTACACCCTTCTGCGTTCCGAGAACGAAGACATCCGGGGTCTCGCTGGTCAACTCTTCAGGTCCCCTACAGGGGCCGAGTCGGGTTCCCACGGGAAGTTCGGTGCGGTTGCATCTGACATCGTTGAGCGCATCAATGCTCAGGACCATGTGAGCTACAACAACATCGTATCGGCTGCACACGAAGCCATTCAGGACGTGCGCTACGCCAACATGCCCGGTGGCCGTCAGGCTCACTTCGAGGCTGCGTACCGTCGCGTTGTGGAAGCGATTGAGGACAAGGCTGGCTCTCGTGTCAACGGTCTCTCGACTGGCGAGCGTAAGCTGATGGACGCCCTCAACGCCCACTATGAGCGCAAGCTCGACGCACTTCAGAACCCGGCTCAGTTCGGCAACTGGCGTGCAACGTCGGTGCTGGGTGCGACCCGTCACGAAGGTTCCTACATCCCGAACGTCTATGACGATGCGGCGAAGAACCTGTGGGCTGGTCGTCTCGGTGGTAACGATGAACTGCAAACCGCCATCATGGAAAGCTGGCTGGTGTCGTACGCTTCCCGTCCTGCTGTCAAGGCACGGGTAGACAAGATGATCGCAGACGCGAATCCGGGCAAGACCATGAGTCCTCGTGACATTCAGAAAGCTGTTGAAGAGTACGCCCGTAACAAGGCATACGGTATCAGCCACACCCAAGACTTCAATCGCAGCCACTTGGTTGACGATCAGTTGACCGGTCTGGTCGGTGCTGAGAACAACAACTTCCTCGAAGGTCGTCACCTGTTCGACTCGGACATGGAAGTCCACGTTGGCAATGGTCAGATGTTCAGCGTCAACGACCTGCGCAACTTCGACATGACCCACATCACTCCCTGCTATGACCGTCGTGTAAACGGCGACATCGGCATCATGGGTGCAACCGGCGAGTCCACTGCGGCCTTTAAGGACCGCGTTACGGCTCTCGGTGTGGGCCAAGAGAACAAGAAGGAAATGAAGGCCATGCAGGACGCCCTCAAGCTTATCACTGGCCGTGCCCGTCGCGACCCTGATGGTGTGATGGCAACTCTGGCTCGCTCTCTGAGTGACATGAGCTTCCTCGCAAAGAACGCCTACATGGGCATCCAAGGGATCACGGAGACTGCTGCACTGGTCACCAAGGGTCACACACGGATGCTGATGAAGGGTGTTCCGTTCTTCAACGAGATCGCCACCATGGGATCTAAGGCAACCCCTAAGTTCCTCGACGACATGCACGGTCTGGTGTTCGGTCGGGAGCTGGACAACCTCATTCGTCCGACCCGTCAAGATCACATCATGCGTCTGCGTGAAGGTGCCGATGCGAGTCCTCGTGTGGCGTCCGCTGTGGGTTCCCTGAAGTACATGACCCAAGAAGCTTCGGCTCGTTGGCCGCTCACCAAGTTCCTTACAGAGTCCTCTAACTACATCGCTGATGCTGGCCGTCAAGGTGTCCTAAAGGAACTCACCGACTTCGCTTACGGTACGCCGTCGAAGATGGGTAAGAAGCTGTTCGACCAGCAACGCCTGAAGTCCATGTCCCTGACCCCTGAGCAGTTCCAAGGGATGCAGGACCTGATCCGTGAAGCGACTGTCCTGAAGAATGGCCGTGTCGAGATCGTGAAGCCTGAGCTGTTCAAGTCCGACCCTCGGTCTATGGACCTGTGGCGACTGGGCGACAAGATCGCAGACGAGACCATCCTGCGTCCACACAAGCTGTCCTCTCAGGACACCGTGGCGTATGGCGCTGGCATCAAGCTGGCAATGCAGTTCAAGAACTTCACCATGCGTTCCATGAATGCTCGGGCAATCCGGGCGTACCATGACTCCACGAAGAACGGTCGTGCGGCTGACCAAGTGATGCAGGCTATCCTGTCCACTGGTATGGCTGGTGCGATGTTCGCTGCAATGGCGTACACACGTTCCGTTGGGATGCCCGATAAGGATCGCGAGAAGTACCTGAAGGATGCCCTCAACCCATCCATGATGGCCTACGCGGCGTTGTCCCGTGGTTCCCATATCGGTGCCCCTCTGGGTCTCGCAAACATGGTCATGGCGCCTCTGGGCTTCGATCAGGCTCGCATGGTTCGTACCTCTATCACTCCACGTCCAAAGACGCAGAAGGAGACCGGTGCGATCAAGTGGAAGCCTTCGCAGTCTGACGGTGTGCAGGACTTCATGTCCGGCGTACTGGACCAAGTACCGGGTGCCTCATGGGCGCTCTCTGCTGGTCAAGCTGGACACAGTGCGATTGGCTTGGCGGGATCTTCGGGTCGCCGTCAGGATCAAGAGTACATGACCAGCCTCTACAACGGCCTGCGCGGGATCATCCCTAACGACCCAGCGTCTCAGTTCCTCCTGATGAAAATCATGGAAGAGCAGGGCATTGAGGCACGGTAAAACCCCTCACCTAAACAGGGAGTGCTTACACAGGCTCCCATTCATTTCTTAAGGAGGCCCACATGGCTGACGCTCCAAAGACAACGATCACGTATCCTCTTGACGGATCGAACAAAGACTTCCCGATCCCTTTCGAGTACCTTGCTCGTAAGTTCGTTCAGGTCACCCTTGTGGGTACTGACCGGAAACCTCTCATCCTCAACATCGACTTCCGCTTCACGCAGCGAACGATCATCACCACGACCAAAACGTGGGGACCTTCGGATGGCTACAACCTGATCGAGATCCGTCGCTACACCAGCGCCACAGAGCGTTTGGTTGACTTCTCGGACGGCTCCATCCTTCGTGCCTATGACCTGAACACCTCTCAGGTACAGTCGCTGCACATCGCTGAAGAAGGCCGTGACATCGCGACCGACACTATCGGCGTGAACAACGATGGTGACCTTGATGCCCGTGGTCGTAAGATCGTTAACGTGGCAGACGGCACCGGTGACTTCGATGCTGTGAACCTGCGCCAACAGAAGGTCTGGGCTGGCTCTGCGCTTAATCAGGCTGACCGCTCCAAGGCTGAAGCTGACCGCTCGACCCAACAGGCTGACCGCTCGACCCAACAGGCGAACGCATCCGCTCAAAGTGCCGTGAACTCTGAGACCTCGAACAAGGCGTCGTTTGCTCAGGCTGACCGCTCCAAGAATGAAGCCGACCGGGCAACCGTTCAGGCCACTGAGGCAACCCGTCAAGCTGGTCTGGCGACAACCAACGGTCAGGCCCAACTGGGTCTCGCTCAGGCTGAAGTCCGTAAGGCCACCGAACAGGTCTCACTGGCGACCACTCAGGCCAACCGTTCCCAACAGGAAGCCGACCGGGCAACCGCTCAGGCCAACGCCTCTGCTGGTTCCGCTACGGCCTCTAAGGGTTCTGCTGATGCTGCTGCTGGTTCCGCTACGGCCTCGGCTGCGTCCGCTAAGACCTCCAAGGAGAACGCCGATAAGGTCCTTGCAGGATTCGCTTCGTTCGGTTCGATGCCTTTAGGTTCTCTGGTACAGATGCCAGTGTTCAACCCGACCTTTAACCAAAGTATGCGGGATCAAGGCTTCTTGCCGTGCAACGGTGAGCCGTTCGACGCGGTTGTGTATGCTGACCTCGCAAAGGTCCTCGGAGCGGCGAATGCCCCTGACCTGCTTGGGAAGTACACTAAGTGTTCCCCTGATGGCTCTAACGTCGGTCAGACTCTACCGGGTTCAATGCCTTCTCACGCTCACACCATCCCAGAACACGGCCACGCTGCATCATCTGCGGTAGCAGGATGGCACGCCCACGCCGCATCCGCATGGACTGACGCACAAGGTCAGCACAGCCACACCATCCAGTCTTTCAACTCCGGTGGTGTCGTAGGTAACTCCGGTTACGTGGCGACTGCTGGTAAGGCTCAGATGCAGTACCAAGTAGGCGGTGTTGATGCTGCGGGCGCTCATGCTCACAACGTGGGCGTTAGTGTTGCCGCCGAAGGTAATCACTCGCATACCATCTACATCGGCAACCAAGTGGCTTTCAGCACGACTGCTGCTGGGACAGGCCCGACCGTCGAGGTGGACCGCTTCATGGTATTCACTTGGATCAAAGCAAAGGCTCCTGCTGGGGCTGCACAACTCAACACCCTTCTGGACCGCATCGCGGCACTGGAAGCCAAACTGTAAGGAGGTCCCATGGAAACCAACGAGGGGATCGTGAAAGCGATTCCTATCGTCGGCGCAATCGGTGCTGACACTCTGGCCACGTTGAAGGGACTGACCCTAAACGAGCTATTCTACATCGTGACCATCGTCTACACACTCGTGCAGATGTTCTTGGTCATCTGGAAAACCGTGCGTGAAGAACGCCGCAAAGACAAGGAGAACCGCAATGGCTAAACGAAATGCCCTTGAGGTCCTGCTGGAACTTATCGACACCGAAATGGCTCGTCAGCTTCTGATCGACCTTCGGGATGATGCGGTCCGCTCGCCTCAACTCTACTCTGCCGTCAACCGCTTCCTTGATCGCCACAACTTCAAGCTGTCCTCGCTGATGGTTGAAGAGGGTGACCTTGGTGAACTCCAAGCTGCACTGGATGCCTTCGCCAAAATGGAACTGGAAGACCTCGACTCGACGCAGCGTCACTGATGAAGACCACGGCCCTTAAGTTCCTTTTGGTTCTCGGGGCCGTCCTTTCGATCTACTTCATGGGTCTGAGGGACGGTGAACACCGCGCTACGTTAAAATGTGCTGGGGAACAGTCCAGCGAACTTATCAGAATTCAAGGAGAACGCGATGAAATCCAAGCAGTCCTTAACGAAACGGCCCGGAACTGGGCTGAAGATCAGGCGCGGTCTGAAAGCACTGCCCGTGGCACTGTTGATCGGCTTACTGAGTCTAATGTACGGCTGCGCGTCAAACTCGCCGATGCCACCGTCGAAGCCGTCCAAGGCTACAATCGAGGCCAGTCTGATGGTAAAGCCGAACTACACCGAGAGACTTCTGAAGCTCTTATCCGAATAACGCAGGACGCCGACCGTCAGGTTGAAGCCTTGCAGGATACCCTACGGGAGGTGACCAAGTGAGCGAAGCCAAGGTAGACAACAAACACATCAAGATGCTCAAGGGGTCCTTCGTGGCCTTCCTGTTCGTCTTGTGGGCGGCTCTCAACCTCCCTGTCCCTACGAAGCAACAGATCAGCATGTCCAAGAAGTTGGCTGCTGGTGATTCACGACGATTCATCCTGCAAGCCTTCCGGGGTATCGGGAAGTCGTTCATTACGTGTGCCTTCGTGGTCTGGAAGCTCTGGAACAACCCAGACCTCAAGATCATGATCGTCTCTGCGAACAAGGACCGAGCGGATGCTAACTCGGTGTTCATCAAGCGGATCATCGACCTCCTACCATTCCTACACGAGCTGAAGCCTCGGGCTGGTCAACGTGATAGCTCCCTGTCCTTCGACGTGGGTCCTGCGCGTCCTGACCACTCGCCCTCGGTGAAGTCTGTGGGTGTGACTGGTGGTATGACTGGTAGCCGTGCTGACATCCTCATCGCGGACGACGTGGAAGTACCGGGCAACTCTGGGACGCAATCTGCACGGGACCACCTCGGTGAACTCGTAAAGGAATTCGATGCGATCCTGAAGCCGGACGGCACGATCATCTACCTCGGGACCCCACAGACTGAAATGACCCTTTACCGGGAACTTGAGGACCGTGGCTACTCGACGACTATCTGGCCTGCACGATACCCTCGGGACGTGGCTGACCTTGAGTCCTACTTCCATGCCAAGGGCAATCGTTCGCGACTTGACCCAACCATGCTGGCAGAACTTGAGGCCGACTCACGGCTCTTCTGGAAGCCCACAGACCCTGTGCGGTTCGATGATGAGGACCTTCGGGAACGTGAGCTGTCATATGGTAAGGGTGGCTTTGCATTGCAGTTCATGCTCAACCCAAACCTCAGCGACATCGAGAAGTACCCGCTCAAGCTACGTGACTGGATCGTAGCGGCGCTCGACATGGAATCCGCACCGACTACATGGCAGTGGCTCCCGAACGACCGTAACGAAGCCAAAGGGCTACCTCTCGTGGGCCTTAAGGGTGACCGGTTCCATCGCTATGAGTCCTGCGGCACAACGACCGCGAAGTACGACCAGAAGATCCTCGTGATTGACCCAAGCGGTCGAGGCAAGGATGAGACTGGCTACTGCGTTCTGTATCAACTCAACGGCTACATCTTCCTGATGGAGTGGGGCGGCTTCCGTGGTGGCTACGAGGACACAACCCTCGAAGCTCTGGCGAAGGTCGGCAAGAAGCACAAGGTAAGCGAAGTGGTTATTGAAGGTAACTTCGGTGACGGTATGTACACCAAGCTGTTCAGCCCTGTGATGACCCGTATCCACCGTTGCGCTATCACTGAGGTGAAGTCCAAGGGTCAGAAAGAAATGCGTATCTGCGACGTGCTGGAGCCTGTACTGGGTTCTCACAAGCTGATCGTGCATGAGTCTGTCATTGAACAGGACTACCGTACAGCCCTCAACGCTGACGGGACGACTGACGTTGTGTACTCCGGGTTCCACCAACTGACCCGACTGACCAAGGAGCGTGGCTCTCTGGGCCATGATGACCGTCTGGATGCTCTCGCCATCGGCGTGCAGTTCTTCACGGACTCCATGGAGAAGGACAGTGAGCGTGGCGCTGAGGAAATGCTGGAAGGCTTCCTTGAGGATCACCTTGAGAATCACATGGTCGGCTTCGAGCAGGCCCGTGAGATCAGCCTCGGGAATGGCGTAAACATCCAGTGGGACGACGATGACGGCACTGAAGGGAACTTCATGGGCTGGTAACGAAGTCTGCACGATAGCGACACGTTCGACGAAGATTAAAAACCCTCACCTAAAGAGGGACGGTGGGGGTCCTATATGATAAACACAGAAGATACTTAAAGGTGACCTCAGCACGTTCTGAGAACTTTGAGAATCATGTGCTATCTGAGGACCCTATGCCGTTCTACTCATTGATGGTGATTATTGCTGATAAGCATCACCTCCACATAGGAGCATACAGATGACCAAGAAAGCTACCGCAACCTTTGTGGCAGTGCTGGTCAGTCTGGCGAAACACCGTGCGACCTATCGCTTCCTCGCTGTTCTTCTCGTTGCCCTTGGTATCTCCAATGGCGAAGCGATTATGTCTGGGATCGAGACCGTAGCTTGTGCGTACCTTGGCTGCATCGGCTGACGCCCAACGAGGCTCATTACGGGTCTGCTAAAGCATACCCTCCATGAGCATTGACTTACAGTACATTCTTCAAGGGACCTTTCAATGGGTCATCCAGTACCCTTTAGGGTGCAGCACATCAAGGCCCTTCAAGGGTCCCTTCAAGGGTCCCTTCAAGAATTTACCATAAATTTTCCTTACAGGACCTCTCATAGACTAACCCACCGAGTACCCCCGTGGCCCCTCTCGTCAACCCTAACGGCCTCTGGGGCACCCCTAAGGGGATCATTACGGTGCTGGGCACCTACAGACAATCATCAAGGGATACCGGTAGGCGGTCCCTCTATGGGCTACCTCATGTCCTACCTTGGGGCACATCATGAACCCTTTAAGGGGAGCTGTCAACCCTCAAGGGATCATTAAGGGGACATCAAGGGACTTAAGGGGAGACCTACAGACCATTACGTCTCCTTGTCCTAATCTGTAAGGCCCATCAAGGAACCATTGAGAGACCATCAAGGCCACCGTCAAGGCACACACCCTAAGGATAGACCATAGGAGACCCATCAAGGCTGGACATCAAGGGATTGACAAAGCGATCCCTGTGATCTATTACGTGCGCTACGCGGTCATTAAGGGGACTTTAAAACCCTCACCTAAACAGGGATGAACAATTGTTGAAATAAGTGGTTGACACCCTCAAAGGAGTCTGTAGAATGGCCACCACAACGAAGCGACACGCCAAGGCGGATCACTGAGTTGCCTTGAAGCTTAGTAGTTACGGTCTGTGCGATCCTAAGGGTGCCAAACGGGCTTAACGTAACGAACACGGATAGGGTGAAACAAAACGCTTGACACTGAGTAACAACGCTGTAGAATACGCCACATCAGCTACACACCGCTCTTTAACAACTTGGATGCAACATGGTCTGCAAGGCTCCGAAAGGACACCTACAGGCATCGCTACGAAGGCAAGCACTGAGCCTTCTCATAGCGCCTTTGAGAACCTGAACGGATGTTACGGGTAGGGTTAGCAAGGGCCTTATGGGAACCACTTAGGAGCCTCACACAATGGCACGCTTAGACATGCACGTCACTGGTCTTGAATATGATCTTTCCCTTGAGGAAAACGCACAGGGCCAGCAAGGATTCACCGTGACATACGGTGCGCAAGTCAATCATTACGAACGGTTTGATGAAGCCTTTATGGACTTCAATGAATCGCTTAGCCACGCTCTGGCCCTTCAGGGTCTGTAAATCCTCACTGATAAGGTACAATCGCATGAACACGTCACAGAACCGCTTCATTCTGGCCCACGCAGCAAGCCTGCTGGTCACCGCTTACAAAGAGTGCATCGCTGAGTATCAGACGGTGCTGCCGCTTAACCTGAGCATCGGCCATGATGCACCTGATAGCTACGCTGCGCTCCGTTCGCAAGCGGCTCAGGGTCAACTGAAGGTAAGCACGGCGCACAACGCCTCGTCGATCTACGGGGCTTCGGGTAACCTCACGTTCCGCATCTTTCACGACTACGGTCACCTGCTGTATGACGCTGAGTTCACCACTGAGCAAGAGGTTAGCCTTGCGCTGACTCAATGGCGTGACCTGATCCGCTACATCCCTCAGGAATGGCAAGGCATCTGCTATGTGGTCTACCGCGCCGACACCGTGGCACAAAGCGAGTATGAAGCGATCCATAAGGACTTCCCTGTGGATCAAAAGGCATTCGTTCTGGACATCCTGAACAAGCACTTCGAGGCTGAGCCACGATGAGCATGAACACGAATGAAACACTGGACGCCGTGCTGATTACCCGTGAAGAACGCAAGGCGCTGGCCGCTCTGCTGTACTCAGGGTTGACCGGTAACGCAGTCGATAAGCTGGGCCTTCGGGCCTTGCAGGAAAAGCTTTCATCGGCCTTTAAGGGTTACTGGGACACGTTCAATCCGCTCGACAAGCACCCAACAATGGCTGACCACGGGATAGCGGAATGGGTCAGCCCGGATTCAACGCAGAAGACACGGAACAGCATCCAATGAACGTGACTGTCCGGGGTCTCTTCAAGCTCTGCAATAGCTGCAACCAACGGGGCCAAGTGGCTCAAGTCTGGCTTGTCGATCACTTCGCTTGCCGCTGCATCTTCCTACCTTACGACCATCAATAAGGAGTCACCATGACCAACGCAAAGCGCACCACAGCTCAGACCATCAAGCACAAGGGTCGCAAGTACGTCGTAATTCACCGCTCGGTTACCCTGCTGTTGCTGAAGCGTGCCGGTAAGCCTCACCACTTCACCCTTGAAGGCGGCAAAGAGGGCACCCTGAAGCGTCATAAAGACTTCTGGGCGGCACTGCAACACTACAGCGACCGTCAGGACGCACTGGGCATCAAGGGCCACGCTGTAACCGCTGTGGTTGGCACCGAGGACGGCCCTGTTGTCACTGAAGGCGAGCTGGCCGCAATCGAACTGATGGCATCGCAAGGGGCCACAACGGGCCGTGTTAGCGCCAAGGAACCGAACTAATGCCAAAGCCTAATAAGTACAAGGGTGACGGCTCCAAGAAGCCTGAAGGGACCGTAGAGGGCGCCTACGTCATGCACAAGGGTCGCATGGTCCCGAACTTTCAAGCCACCGACTCGGCTATCGAGCGGGGCATCAACGCCTACAAGGCATTCAAGGGGAACGCTATGCTGAAGTGTGTGACTCGCATCATGCTGTACATCATGGTCGCTGCAATGTGTGCGGCGCTGCTGTTCGGGATGACTGGCTGTCAAGTCAACGTCGTGAACGTGATTCACAGTGACATCGGGCTGGATGCGTCCAGTAACCTCAACGCTTTGACCGAGTAGCGTTAATCGGTGGCCTTCTCTTGAGGGTCACCCGTTAAATCCACTCACTGCTAATGC